GAAAATCTTACGAAAGGGAGCTCAAAGCTGTATTACCTGCACTTCGGGCTAAGTTCAAATCCATACCGCGCACAAACAACAGCTTGCGGAAATCTTCAGGCCGAAAATCAACCCTGGGAGTTAGCTTCAGTGGTTGTCTGCTTGGAAGGTTCATCAAATGGCCGCAAAGTTGATGGTTTTGTACTTAGCCCGAAGTGCCGGTAATAGAGCTTTGAGCTCCCTTTCGTAAGATTTTCGGCGTGCTCCAAACCCCGCGTTAGTCGCGCTCGCCGTTGTACCGAGCGACTGGTGGATACCGTCAGCTCCGATACTCAAGTTGGCGACACCAGCCCCGGCGATTAGGTCACCAGCGATGTCGATTGGTAGCAGCGCGGCCTTCAACCCGATGCAGTGCATGATGTCAGAGGGAACCGTTGTGATCCCCCAGGTAACTACTTGGTCTCCAGAAGCAGCTACGGCGGATTTGATCTTGAAAGTCGTTGTAGTCTTATCCGAAATCGACAGAGTACCGAGCGCAGTTGCGCCAGACAACACTGACTTCTGGAAAGGCTCGACAACAGCTGTTGGAAGCGTCACAGATACTTCTGTTTGGCCGGATGGGATCGTGGCCGTCCCAGAGCGCATATCAAAGCCTGCTGTGTAGCTGAATGAGAAGTACCCTGGCAGGTAGTGGTAAGGGGTCATAAAGCCACCCATCAGCAGCGGTACGCCAGCCGAATAAAGGAAGCTACCGAGCTGATCCTGGGATGGGATCAGACTGACTTGTCCAGAAATAGGCGACAACAGCTGTAGCCAGCGCAGCGGCATCGAAACCGGGTCAAAGCTACCGAACTGAAGATACCAGCTGGTGAACTCTAGCACAGGCCGTTGGTCAATGCGGAATCCCCACCAGCTATCTTTATTGATGTCGAGAGCGTCGTGGCGTTCACCGGAGATTTCTCTTTTTTCGATCACTATACCGAGTTCGTGCTCTAAATAAGCAACAGCCCCCAGTATAGATTGCTCAAAAATAGTATCTGGATATGCCGTACCGTCATCAAGCGTTAGATCAATCCCCAGCAGGAATGTTTCTTTGAGCCAAGTTGGGGTAAGGGCATCGTAGATCGAAGCCATGAGCCCCCCCTTTCATCAAGTCAAAGCTGTGTATGCGACCAACAGATAGTTGAACTTGAGCGCAGTACCAGGCGCAGCGTCAACAGTGATAGTCAAAGTGCCAGAGGCGACCGCTCCAAACCAATGAATAGAGTTTCCTGTATCGGCTTGCGCGGGCGTAAGCATGACTCGTGCGGCGTTCCACTTCGAGTCGAGACCCGTCACGGTGATGCTGGTGCCACCACTGGCCACAGTTGCATCACCAGCGTAGAAGGACAGGCCGTCGCCCTGGGCTGCGGTTCTGACCTCTTGTGCCAGCTTGATGCTCTTTGGGGGCATAGCTGCATCGAAATGCTTTGCGGTTTCTTCAGTAATAGCCATTGTTTACTCCCCCTTCGAGGTCGACTTGGCCTTTTTGGAAGCGGCCTTCTTGGTTTTTGTTGTAGTTTTTGCCGACTTCTTAGCCGGTGCGGGAGCTTCCACAGCTGCTTCGACTTCTTCATAGTTGGCAAGCATCAACAAAGAGCTCGCCAGCTGCGCGTCAGGCTGCGGTGACATCAACCCTTCGCTGTCGACTTGGAAATCCTTGCCGCCAGCGTTGATGGTTGCGTCACGCAGTTTTTTGTGTCGAATAGCCATTATCAGCTACCCACATTTTTGATCATGGCGAGCTTGGAAGGCACCTTGACGACGGGAGACCCGAAGAGCATCAAGAGGAAGGGACGCTGTGTGTCAACTTCCGCGAGGGGCCGACGCAAGAAGTCCAGCATCCTGACGAACTGGAATACGCTTGGATCGTGCTGTGCGATAAAGACCTTTGAAGTCTTGGTCCGTGCAGCTCCAGTATCGGTGATGACGGTGACGGCACCAGCTGTCTTCGCGACATCCATCAACCAAGTACAAGTAGCGGCTGAACCGTCCTTGTCAGAGCGATAGACGCGGTAGTAGGTATGCTCGGAAACATCAGTCATAGTGATAGTAACGCTGTTTGTAGCGGCTACCGTAACGGAGTTCGTTGTCAAAGGAGCGGCGTAACCACCCTGTGCCTTGACTGGGACGATCTTGTAGTAGTAGTCGCCTGCGTCAGCTGCGGTAAAGCTACCTGCTGACCCTGCGGCTGCTGGCTGCACACCGATGACACCAGCTGTGACGCTGTGGCCAGAGCTTGCGGAAGGTGCTTGATTGGCAGTGAACAGGAATGGAGCCGACTTGACAGGCACAGGACCGAGAGGACCGTTGATTGCCAGGTTGTTGACACCAAAGGTCAGCGTCCCGTTGGTAACCATCTGGTCGTGACGACCGTAGTTGGTTGACTGCTGGATCAAGCTCGAGTAGACGCGAGGCTCGACATAGATGCAATCAGGCCGACCGAAGTTCGGGGCAGCTGTAGTCTCGCCAAGAATGTCTTGCAACTTCTCGGGAGTGAGCTCGCCACCAGCCAGGTCGGTGATGTTGTCGTTGCCAGCGTCTTCGATCTGCTTGAAGATACCGTCGAAGCCCAGAGCGTTGACGCTTGAATCACCATGCCAGAGCTGACGCTCCACTTTCTGCATGAGGCTCATCGTGCCGCGCTCGGTTTCTTCCGCAATAGCAGATGGGTTCGCACCGAGAATGTTCACGAGAGTGGACACATCGGTCACGCTCCTGCGCTCGGCCATGAACTTCACCTTGGTGAACTCGCGACTGTACTCGGACAGATTCAGGACTCCGGCTCCGCCTTCAGCGATGAAGGGGTCGATGTCCATACCGTGCGACTTGATCACATTGTACTCATGGACAGTGTTCGTGACAGACACCTTTGGAATAGCGGGCCAGAGAGCCAGCTCTTTCATGGTGAAGGTCGCGCTGGACAGGGTGCCCTCGATTGACTGTGGAACCAGGGGTGACAGTGACGCGCCAGCTGCGGCACTTGGTACTGCACTGGTCTGATAGTCAACAGCTGCTTTTCGCAAAGCCTGGTTGAGTTGTACGAGGTCTCCTGTAGAAACCATAGAGTTCATTTGTGGGATGTTCATTTTTAGCTCCTACAGGCCGTATTGAGATTGAATGGTTGCAGCAGGCGTTCCGCTCTCGAGAAGAGAAACTGCCTTGCGAAGATCATTTTGACGATGGTTGTCGTCGGTTGCCTGAAGCTCGTTGAGAGCCTTGGCAATCAGTTCGTTGTAGCCAAGAGGCCCCGAGGTAGTGACTTCACCGGGAGCGGCGATGATCTCTACATCAGAAACAATGGACTTGCGCTCGACAGGTTCGTCAGCGACTGCGGTCAGAGACTTTGTGATCTCTTCTGTGTTGGAGCTCATGTGGCCGCGAAGGTCACGGACCTCATCGGCAAGAGCCAAGATGCCTTTAGCCAGGGCTTCGTACTGGGTGCGCTGCTCAACCAACAGAGCATCCGCTCCCTTGGTCACGGCATCAACGATGTCGGAGGCTTCCTGCACAGCTGCATCAACAGCACTGGTGTCGCTCTCAAAAGAGGTAGCGACATCCTGCATGGCCTTGGTCAAGCGGTCAACATCCACAGTTTCTTCAGTTGCTTCTGTGCCGAAGGACTTGGAAATCTCCTCGGCTTCTGCGTCTGCGACACCTGCGGTACGGAGTCGGTCGTAAAGTTCTTGGTTCATGGTTTTCTCCTGATTTTCTGAAACTTAGTGTACGGCTCTTGCGATTTCGACAGCTATCGAGGTTGCTTGTGCCATATTCAACGATGGAAATGTAGTTGTTAGCAGTAGAGCTAACTCCGTGACGGACATCCTCCGCCTTCTAAATGCTTCACTAGCATAAGAACTCATGTCGCCAAAAGAAGCAAGGCTAGGTATTGCCCCGATGGACTGCGGCACAAGTGGTGATAGGCTCGCGCCTGGAGCTGTCGATGCTTCCCCTGGGTATTGGTAGCCGACCCCGCCAGCGGTCATGGATCGTACCAGGACTTCCAATCGAGCGTCTGGGTGTACCGGGTGCGCTGTCAAAGCAACATTCAAAACCCTGGCTTTTTCGATCCTTTTGTTGTCGCCCGTGGAGCGATGGATGACCTGGCCTTCTACGCTGAACCCCAAACGACGGCTCGCACCGGCTTTCTGCATGGCCTGTGCTGTTTCGTAGATTTCTTTGGCTTTCGACTTACCTAAGTACAGCACGCCTTCTACCTTAGTTGCGGGCTTACCGTTGTACTCAACGCTTGTGATCTTCTCTGGATGCCCTAGAACATTGTCCGGGCCAGCGGCGTGTTCGTAGTTAAACCATCCTTTCGATAAAAAATAGTTCCAGTCAATGCCGTCTTGAACAAGGGTTTCGCCTTGTTGATCTACGGACTCAACACTAATAATACCGCCAATCTTCGCCGTTAGTGGCTCGGAGTCACCACCGTTGACCCCTGCTTTTGCGATTTCAAACGGTGTCCAAACTGAAAATGTTTCGACGGTTTTCATAACTCCTCCGGTAATCTAAGTTCTCCATATTCCCCTACCACCATTCCAGGGGGTACGACAACAGTGTCACAACGACAGTTTGGGTGAACAGGCCACGCGGTTGCGAGCCATGACCGCTTTGTCTTCCCAACATTTGTTCCATTTGCGAACAACTCTTCTAGGGTAAAAATCTTTGGGTTGCCATTCTCGTCCCGGTGTAGCCGTATGCAGTGATCGCAAGCTCCTGTTTCGGTGACTTTGGCAATCCTGGCCTCCCGGCCATAGTTGTCGATGGCGGACATGATGCGGCCCTCGTTATAGGCACCCTGGATTTCCGTCCTGGCCACGCGCTCCCAGTTATGTTCCCAATCGTCTGTCTTTTGCATGAGCTCGAGCGCAAGTCTTTCAGGATCGTCGTGTCGCGCTACAGCTCCAGCTGTTGCTTCTCTGATTTGCTCGATGCGTTCTTGTCGGAGCTCTGCGTCTGCCTCGGTCACAATCTCTTCGCCGTCCCAGACTTCTAAGACATGGTTACCCAGGTTATCCGCCAGCCGTTCCCCGAGCCCGCGTGCGTAGGAGCCCGCTCGGGCGTATGCGGAATCGTAGGCGCGTACCTCGTTGGGAGCCAGCCACTCGGGAGCTCTCGAGACATCTACTGTCCCCAGCTGGTCAATCGTTGGTTTTTCCAGGTCGAAAGTAACAGACGCATCTGGCATATCTGGCCGGGGTTGGCCCCACACCTCGTCGTACTTCTTGTCAATGGCTGTATTCCATTGTTGGGTTGACCACCGCCGCAGCTCGTGGCGTTGTCCGGCATCGTAGTCGTCGAATATCCTCGAGACCATGTGAACATAGGTAAAGTAGTCGATGTCGTTCGTGAGACCCGGAACCTTGAAGTTCATAAGGTCGTCGGTAAACGCTTCGTGATGATCTCTCACCAGCTGTCGTACTTTGTTCGCCAGGATTTCAGCTTTCATCGTGGAGCTCGAGCAAATCCATGCGTAGCTGGTTCATTCTTTCTTGGTAGAGACCTGTGACTTGTTGTGTCAGCTCTTCGAGCACATCTATTTCCCCTCCCTTTATAGATAGGGATTTTTCCAACGGCTCGCAGCTTTTGGCGATTACTTCTGTGTCTCCAGCTTTGTCCACCAGCTCCTTTCGTAGAGCTCTGACGGCCTGGGCTGTTTTGAAGAAATCTTCCTTGTTCAAGTAGGCGTTCCAAAACTCCCTGACCTTTGCTGGTAGAACTCGCAACCATGTGTGTTTCCCGTCCTCATCGAGCGTCACGGCCTCCTCGAGCAAGGCTTCCGCTGTTAGGATATGCTTGCGGATACAGTCCGGGCATTGTTTTTCGGTTTGCGACAAGTGGTCTTCTAGGAGTACCAGCTGCTTCGCTGCTTCGCGGACATTGAACAACGGGTTCTGGAGCGGTAACATCGCTTTCTTAGTGGCCGTGAAAGCTCGCGATAGTTTCTTTTCGAGCTCTCCAGGATCAATATCAAACTCACCGTGCTGGGATTCGTGGATTGTTATTTTCATGCCTTTAGCTCCCGTAGCCGCTCTTTCGCCTGGGCAAATGACCTAAACAAGTCCGCGTCCTTTCTTTCTTTGATAGCTTGCTCGATGCGGGCGTTCCGTGCCTCTTCTCGAGCTTCTTTGTTATCCAGGGACTCAATCGCTCGTTGTAGCACATCGTCCGCTGTGGGCTCGTCACCCATTAGAGTTGTCTGGCCTTCTGGGTTCAGAGCAGCCTGGACAGCATATTCTCGGAACACCTTGGCGAGTCGCACAGGTCCGCCATGTTTTACCATCACATCGAACAGCATCCCTGTCCGCTTGTCTGCGAGAACTGGGTGGTCTCCCGTAAATAGATCCGTCATCTGGGATCTAGTGTCCTTCGCTGACCTTTCGCGCTCGGCTTCTGTCGCTCCTGCTTTCGGCTGGAAGCCCATATCGTGCATCTTGATGTGGCCGTCGAGAGCATCCCGCAGCTCTTTACGCAGGTTGTATTTGTCTGACTGTCCTTCCGCCTGAACCAGATAGGGGACAACGCGAGCGATGGCACCGATCATCCTGGCCTTTGTATTACTCAACAGGTCAGGGTCTGGGATAAGATGTCCCACGAGGATGCGCTCTGCGAGCTGCTTTCCGTCTTCGTTCAGCTTCTTGTTTTTCTTGACATAGCGACTGCGGTTTCTGTCGTCGATTACGCCAGCTGCGCTCAACGCATCAATAAAACCAGCTGCTCGAGGCGTATCTAGGTATGCCCGGAGGGTTTCGTCTGGGTCCATTGTGTCGGCCAGCTCGGAAAGCACCTTCTTGGTAAGCCTGCGTCCCATCGCTACCTGCATGGTGCGTGGGTCCATCTCTTGAATAAAGCTCTCGTTCATTTGACGAACAAGCAGGTTGATGTCGTGGCCTTCTGTGTCGACGACTCGAGTAAGGATGGGGTTTTCCATTCCATCAATATCGGCTTTGCTAAACCCCGCCTGGTGCATGTTCGTTTCCAGGTATTCCCTGTACTCTTTCGCTTTCTCTGGGTGCTCTGCATAAACCCGCTGCATCGACATCGTGCGGCTGTTGCCCCCCAGCACTACTCCCGCTTCCGTCATGATCGGCGGGCCGTTCAACGCATCCGGGTTCGTGTTGACGAGAAAACCAGGCTTCATCTTTTGTGCGTTGCGGATGACCTTCATCTGTTCTTGCTTGTCTCGATGATAGGCGCGTTCTTGGAGCCCTTCTGGATAGTCTGGGTGTGGCGAGAAGTTTGTCGCCTTGTGCGACGGTATGGCTTCGCCCGCTTCTACCAGCTTGTAGTAGCCAGGGAGCCCCACAGGATGTCCGTTCGGACCCGCTACGAAGACTTGTGTATCGGCTCCGCGCTGGGACGGTGGCCTCGTCGCTAGGCTCTGTACCTTTTCGGTGATTTCATGCACAGTATCAGACGCTTTTGTAGAAGCCCCAGGCACGGCACGAACTACCGACATAAGCTCTGCGATGGCCGTGCTCTCTAAAATGTCTTTTACGACATCCACAGCCGACGACATCGCCAGCGTTGGGTCTCGCTCCACATCTTTCCAGGTCTTGATAGCGTCCAGGGCTTTCTTCAGCTTCTTGATTTCGGCCTGTGCGTGCTCGACCGTCTTGTCGATGTTCTCGACAGGACCATTAGGGCGAAGCATCTCGACCGCAGCCTGGACTTGTCCTGGCGTGATCTCTTTCTGGCCTTCTACTCGAAGGTTCCCAGTGGCGCGGATGACACGGCGGTAGTTGTGTGCGAGCCAAGCGTTTTCTTTGTCCAGAAGGTTTCCGATCAACGCAGCTCGAGCTTTTGGAGACCAGTTCTTTGCCTGTAGCGCATCTGCAATAATGGAGCGGGCTTGCACAAGGTCGACACCAGCTCTCTTGAATGAAGCCTCGAGCCTGTCGTAGATTTCTGGAGCTCTCCGTTTCAAGTCTTCGAGCCGTTCTTTTTCTGTCGCGCCCTTGAGCTGCTTTAGCAAGTGAGCTGGGACATGACGCAATACGGCGTTGACGGCTTGTCGGGCTCTACGATCTGCACTTCGCTGATATGCAGCTCCGAAGTGCATGGTCATCAGCTTCGACCACTCATGCGACTCAAAGGTTGGCGGATTGCGGCCAAACAGCTCTTTCAGCTTGACCCCACTAGCCCCGGCCAGCTTCACCGTGATCGTGCCGTCTTCTGTGATTTCTTCTACTTCCAGCTTGTATCGGCCTACCTTTACGACATCTCCTGTCTTCATACCTCGAGCAGCTGCAACCCCGCAGTCGTCACCGTAGTAATACCGCCAGGGCCTCTTCGGGTTTCCTGTCGGTTCGCGCCTGCAATACTTGGTAGTTCTACCTTTATAGAGAGCGTCACCAACAACGACAGAGTAGGACTTGGCCGCGTAGGACGGAGACAGCCTGGTGATGAGCTTCTTACCGGCGTGTCGTAGCTTCTCCATCGGGGATAAAACATCAACAGGCAGAAGGTCTTTGGGGATGTCTTCGCCTATCTCGGCAACCATTTGGGCTACGGACGACGGACGGAAAGACGACACCCATCGCTTGCTGATTCGCGGTCGACCTTTTTTGTCTAGCTTTGGGTTCCCGTCGTCATCGACAGGTGTGTACTCCTCTCGGGTATGGCCGTGGTCTGCGAGGTCTACTGGCCCCTCGCCTCGCCACCACCGGGGGGCAAGCTGTCTACCTACCCCGCGAAACTCTGGTAGGAGCTCTTCTCCGACAATGTACTCGGTGATCGAGCCGGGGCGTTTCTCTGCGCCGCGATGTCCCGCAACAGGCTGTCGCCACAGGCCGGAAATCCGCTTTAGGTTCACTTCTGCGTTCGCCTCTATGCGTATGATGCGTCGTAGCAGGTCGGGCGAGGTCTTCGCCATATCGCGGACCTCGATGGGCTTTTGCGCCGGACAGAAAAAACACGCGGACTTCAGCGGTAGGGGCAACCCAGCGGCTTTGATCTCGGCCTTCGCTCGATCTCTGTCCCATTTCCATTCACGCAGTGGATAGACATAGGTGTACTCCTCGTCCTCGGGTATTGCCTTGCGTCGAATGTCGATGGGGCCGGAGTCGTATCCAATCAACCGAGCTGGCTTGAATCCTCTGTCAAGAGCTGCTTTCCCTGGTCCCCAGTTGCGGATCGCGTTGTCCTGGCACTGATGCTTCCACTTCCCAGAGCACTTCCTGTGACCGTATGCCAGCGAAGGCAACATCTTGTGCTGGAGCATATTCTCTTCGAGTGTTCTATACACTTTGTGTGTTTTAGTGGATTTCGTAGGCTTGTTTCGTAAGAAGGTGATCGTCGGCATGTTTCTAGCTACCAGCCAATCGTTCATCACATCCATATATTCATAGGTCTGGGGTTTCTCGGAACCTGTATCAGCGAATGTTATGACATCCGGCCTGATTCCTCTATTGTATAAGCCGACCAGCATGGCGGTAGAGTCAACACCCATGCCGTAACTGACGGCGATAGGGACATTGTGCTCTTGTTGTCTCTGCACAGCTGCGTTCAGGCTGGTTCCTCTGTCCGCCCCTTCTCTTGGCTCTACATGGCCCTGTTCTTCTCCGATTCCGAACATCGTTTGTTGTGTTTCTTTTTTCGGATACCAGTATTCCCAACCGCCTCGAGTTCTTCTCCGGTATCCACCTCGACGACCTTTCGGTATCTTCATCCATCTCCCGCCGCCGGGTGCCCCGCTAGGTTGGTTCTTTTTTTTTACGCTCTTTACGATGTCAGCTGCGACATCAGCGAAAGACTTTGCTGCGAGCTCCGGTTCTTCTTCTATTGGAACGCCAAAACGCTTTGTTACAGCGGCCTGGATCTTCGCTACCTTGTCTTCTGTGATGCCAGGTGCAAGCTCCTGGAGCATATCCAGAGCTGTCTGCATTTCTGCTCTTTTCCGCTCGAGCTCGTGTCTCTGTACTTCAGTTCGCAGAGCATCGCTTGTTTCTTGGTGATCTGCGTGCAGCTCCTCGAGCTCTGGAGGGATGGGAGCGGGCTCGTCCGCTGCTCCTGCTTCGCCTTTACCAGCTGCGGCTTCTGCTTCGTTCGCTGCTGTTTCTCCACTCGGATCTGTTCCATCTTCTAGCATGGCCTTGAGATCGACCAGTAGAGGCTTTTTGTCTGGGGGTAGAGCTGCTTCCAGAGCGATGAGTAACATGTCCATACCTGACATCTTCTCTGTGTGCTTCGTTGTGACTTTGCCTTTCCCGCCTTTCCCGTCAGGATACCAGTAGACATAACCGCCGTTTCCTAAACGCTTGCGGTAACCTCCGCGCTGGGACTTTGGTATTGGTGAAAAGCCTTTTGGTGCTTTGGCCCCGCCTGCGGAACTCGCTGCGGCAGCGGCAGCACCATCATCGGTTGCGCCTTTAGCTGCTTTCTCTTCTGCTTTCGACAACAGCCAGGTGCTTTTTCTGATTTGATCAAGACTCTTCACTGTCACTCCCGGTCGGAGGTAGCGGCTTGCCGTCTTCCCCCTGTTGCAAAGGCGCATCTTCCATCGCTCGTGCGATAGCTTCTGCTATTGCGATTTCTTCTTTTGTGTACCTACGCATCCAGGTTTCCTCTGGCTTTGATGATAACCCTTTTCGGAACAGAGCTCAAAGCGGGGGTTATATCCACGCCTGCGATTATATCACCGTCTTTTAGTGGCTCGTTTTCTATGGTGATCCAACGCGGCTCTTCGCCTTTTGCCTGCCGCAGAACTCTTCCTGTGTGTATCAGCGCGGGCGCATCGGCATCATCCTCATCAAAATCGGAGAGCCTCCAGTATCCGCCGTTTTTCACTTCGGCTGGGCCGACAGTCCCTACTTGAAAGAAGTCTCGTTTGTCGTCGCTGCCAAGCATTGTTCCCA